TGGCGCGTGGCAAGTGCGTAAGGGCGTGGACAGCTTTGGCCCCACCCTGACGGCCAATACGGAGGCGCTCATCCTCTCCGCTACCCCGGTCATCAAGCTCTACGGGAGCACGCCGAAGGCCATTTCCTCGGCCACCCGCAGTACGTCTACCGTCACCATCACCACCTCGGCCAGCCACGGGTTTAGCTCCAATACTCTGGTTAACATCTACGGGCTGTCGGGGTCTGTGGACCCGAATGGCAACCGGCTCATCACGGTGACGGGGATGACGACGTTCACCTACACCATTACTGGGGCTACTGGGAGTGAGACCTATGGTGGAACGGGGAATGCCCGCAATCCCGTTCTCTCTGAGACTGCGACCACCGGGGTGTATGGGTCCTGCATCTTCTCCGACCCGTCTTCGACGAACACCCGCTACATCCTCCGCGCCACCAACAAGGAGGTGCTGGCGGTGAACGTGTCTACGGGTGTGGCTACGTCTATCGCCTATCCGTCTGGCGTAACCATCGGCACCCGGGTGGAGATGCTGCAATGCTTCGACAAGGTGCTATTGTTCCGTCCTAGCGGTTATGCCGCTTTGGAGTGGAACGGTAGCCTGTCCGGCACCCCTGCCTTCACGGTGGTCACAAATGGGACCTACACCCAGCCGGTCTACTTCGACGCGGCGGGCAATACGACCATCACGGATGGCGTAGTCACCGTCACCGCCACCAGCCACGGCTTGTCCGTTGGGGACAAGGTGTACGTCATTGACCGAGGCTCCTCCGAGCTGGAAGAGGGCGACAAGGACTACACGGTGAGCGAGGTGCCCGGGGTCAGTAGCTTCAAGTTCTACGCTCAGGTAAGGGATATGGCGGCCAATCTGGTCGTCATCTCCAAGAAGGTGAGTAGTGGCCGGGGGTTCGTCCATATGCCCTCCCCGGAGTTCGGCGTCTACCACCAGCGTCGTCTGTGGGTGCCCTACACCCATAACAGCGGGAACCCGGGTACCTCCAGGAATCGGACGGATGAAATCATCGCCTCCGACATCCTAGACTACAACACCTTCGACCAGCTTCAGAATCAGTATCGGATTACTGCTGGCGTGGCCGATTACGTTGTCGGCATCGAGCCCTTTGCAGAGGACAATCTCTTGGTGTTCAACCGCAACTCCATCCATCTCATCCGTGGGGTGGGCGGGGCGTTGACGGATACGACCACCCAGCTCATCACGACTGAGGTTGGATGCGTGGCCCGTCGCTCCATCCTTCAGGTGGGCAATCAGGTGATGTTCCTGTCGGATAACGGGGTGTACGCCGCCCAGTTTGGCGACCTCTACAACCTTCGTGGGGCCGGGGTTCCGTTGTCGGAGCCCATCAACAGCCTCATTCAGCGTATCAACCGTAATTACGTCGGAAACAGCGTCGCGGCCTATTTCAACAACCGCTACTATCTGGCTATTCCGTTGGACGCATCGACGGTGAACAACGCCATCCTGATTTACAACTTCCTCAATCAGGGATGGGAGAGTCTGGACACCATTGGTCAGAACGGGTGGGAAATCCAGAACTTCCTCGTCGTGGATAGCGGGGGGCTGTCGAAGCTCTACACGGTGAGTTCGTCGGGCTCCATCCATATCATCGATGAGCGTTCTACCGGGAACGACCGTCTGAGCCTCTTTGCCGGTGTGGCCGCCGCCATCTACCCCATAGCTCCTAGCGTCACCACCCGGCAATATGCCTTTGGTCAGCTTGGCCGGAAGAAGTTCTCCACCTACGAACTTCACGTAGAGAGTTCGGAGTCTGAAAGTAGTGAGGGCACCATCTCCATTGACATCGAGAATCCCGACTTCTCGGAAACCCTATCCACCATTAGCGCCCTGAATGGTGAGACATTGGCTGTCGGTGAAGTTGCAGGCGTCCCTCACCGACCCAACCATCACTTCCAAGTCCTAAAATGGCTATCCTGGCTACTGGCAACACCTTCGCGGTTGGGGACGAGCTTACTCACACCAAGCTCAACAACGCCGTCAACAACGCGACTTTTGACACAGGGGCTGTGGACAACGCCACCACCCAGTTGTCTGGCGGGGCGCTCATTGTTAAGGATGGGGGTATTACCCCAGCCAAGCTCTCTACGGGTGGGCCTTCTTGGACGAGTGGCGGGGCGTTGACGGCCACGTCCATCCAGAATTCCCCTATTGGCTCTTCTACGGCCTCTTCCGGGGCTTTTACGACGCTTTCCGCGTCTGGGACTACCTCCGTCTATGAGGCTATCGAAAAAGCGGCGCTTTCGGCTTCTGCGCTTACTGGCACGGTTAATTTCAACTGGCTGGATGGCGCGGTGGTTTATGTCACGGCCAATGCTGCCGGCAACTGGACCCTGAACGTCCGCGGGGACGGGTCTACGACCCTCAACAGCGTTCTGGCTACCAACGACTCCATCACCTTGGCCGTTCTGGCTACACAGGGGTCTACGGCCTACTACCAGAGCGCGATGCAGATTGATGGCAACTCCGTCACCCCGAAGTGGGCGGGGGGTACGGCTCCGACTGCCGGCAACGCAAGTTCCATCGACGTTTACACCTTCACGATTATTAAGACCGCTTCCGCGACGTTCACCGTTCTGGCTAGTCAGACCAAATTCGCATAATTATGGCCGAGCCCTTTGACTCTCTGATTGGCGTAGACAACCCCCGCACGTCGTTCAACCCCACGGCTGGGGTGGTGCAGCTTCCCGGTCAGGGCGGGGCTCCTGGCGCGTACACGATTGATCCGGGTGCGGCGATGAGTTCCTACCTGGAGGCTTTCAGCCCTGCGCTGATGGCTCGGCTGCTGGAGATGGAGGCGAGCTATGCCCCCAAGTTCAGCGAGCTGGATTTGGCTGCCCGTGGACGGAACATCGAGGACTTTATGTCCCGGGTGGGTGGGCTCACTCGTACTGCTGCGGACATCGCCAAGGAAGAGGGGCGCATCTTCTCCCAGTCGGAGCTTGATCGCCTGACTCAGTTTGGTGGGCCGAGCATCGCCGCCTACATCGCGGCCAATCCCTATCTGAAGTCGGCTATGGATCGGTCGGATGCCCTTGGGGGTGTTTCGACCAATGCGGCTTTTGATGCTCTTTCCCGTCAGCTCTTGGGCGGGGCTCCGAGTGCTATCAACCTCACCCCTGAGCGGGTTATGGCGGGCCAGCTTGGAGTGGGTGGGACGCTTACCCCTGAGCGCGTGGCTGCCGAGCGGATTGCGGCGGAGCGCATTGCCGCCGGTCAGGTGCAGGCTGGTGAAGTGGGAGCGGGGGCTCTGGGTCAGTCGCTCTATCAGCAGGCCCTAGCCAATCAGCAGCTTTCTCCCTTGTCCCAAGCCCTCCAGGCGCAGGCTCTTGGGATGGCCCAGATGCCGGGTCAGCTCAACCCGGAGGAGCTGCGTGCGGCGACTCAGGGTGCCCGTGAGCGGTTTGCGTCTGCGGGTCGGCTGGAGGACATTGCCGGCGTGACGGGTGAGGCTCTTGCCCGTGCGGGCGCTTCCCGTGAGCGGCAGATGCAGGACTTGGCTGCGGCGCAGGCCATTAACGCCCAGCTTCTGGGTGCCCAGCAGGCGGGCCAGAGTCTGGCTACGGATGTTCTGCGGGCGGACATTGCCCGTCAGCAGGCCAATGTGGCTACTGGCCTCCAAGCGGGGACGTTCAACGTCGAGGCTGCCCTGCGTGCCGCGCAGGCCAATCAGCAGACTGGTCTACAGGCTTCTCAGGCCAATCAGGATGCCTTCCTGCGGGCTGCCCTTGCTAACCAGCAGGCGGCGATGCAGGCCGACCAGTTCAACATCCAGAACGTGCAGGATGTGGGCCGGTTTAACATCGGCAACCAGCTCCAGACTGGGATGTTCAATGCGGAGGCCGCCAACCGGATGGCCGAGGCCAATCGCGGATTCAACTACACCGCCCAGCAGGACTATCTCCGCAATCTCGGCCTGCTTGGTCAGGCTACTCAGGGTCTGCGTGAGGCGGACCGTACCTACAACCTCAATCAGCTTGGAGCTTATGGGAATGTAAGCCGTGCTGGTCTTGAGTCGGTTGGGTTCAACCAGCCTCCTCCGGGTGTGAATGCCGGGATGAACTACTTCACGCTTGGCTCCAACGTCACCCCGACCCGGACGTTTGATCCGAATGCCGGCATCAATCTGGCTGCCACGACTGCTGCCAACCTGAGCAATTACGGAGCCAACATCTACTCGGCCAATCAGACACGGGCTGCGGCTGAGGCTGCTGCGGCGGCCACGAAGTCTGCGGGCAAGAGTTCGATGTTTGGCAACATCCTTGGCGGCGCTCTTGGTGGTATCTTTGGTGGCCCTGCCGGGGCTGCCCTTGGCGGCCTGTTCGGAGGAAAGAAATAACCTATGCTCACCTACGGCACCCAGGTAAACCCGTCGCTGCTGCGGCAGGACTTTTCGCCCATCCTTCAGGCTGCTCAGGCGCAGGCTCAGGCCACCCAGCAGGCGGCGCAGATGCGTGCCCAGTCGATGGCCAACTTTGGTCAGGTGGTTAGCAAGGGAATCCAAGACTTCCTCAAGAAGAAGGAGGAGAAGGACCTTGAGCAGAAAGGTGTTGAGTTCATCAAAAGCCAGATTCCGGGCATTGATGACAAGGCCGCCCTGGCTGGTCTGAAAGCTGCCGGCGGCCCTGCGGCATTCGTGAAGTTCCAGCAGGATATGGCCCAGAGCCGTATGCAGCAAACCGTGCAGGGCATTCAGTTGGATGAACTCAAGCGCGGAATTGCCGAGCAGGAACGTCTGCGTCAGGCCCTTGCCACTCCGTCTGCTGCTTCCGCCATTCAGGCTGGGGCTCGTTTTGAACAGCTTCCCACGGGTCAGGCAGCGTTTTCTGCGGCTCCTTCTGGCGTGGAGGAGTTCCTACGCCGCGCCCAGACTGCCGGCGTCTCCCCCTCCCTCTACGCCCAGCCGGCCTTGCAGTTGGCTCAGGTGCAGGAAACCCTGTCGCAGGCCCGCCAGCGTGACGTTGGTAAGCCCCGTATTGGCTATCCGACCTTTGAGGAAGCCAACAAGGAACGCATTCGCCTTGAGAAGGAAGGTGCGTTTGGCGAAAACACGGTTGGCACGGTTAAGTTCGACAACGGCCAATTTGTGATTGAGTCGTCGGTCAAGCTGCCCCGCCAAGTTCCCGACCCGGAACTTGAGTCTCGCGTCCGTGTTGGTGAGAAGGGGCTACTGGCGGACATCGAGGCTGGCGATCAAGCTCGCAGGCTGTTGCCTCAAACCAACCGAATGCTTTCCGCCCTTCAAGGTGGGTTGACAACCGGGAAGCTAGCCCCCGCTAAAGCTGCTCTTATGTCCTACGCCAAAGCCTTTGGTTTTGATGTGGACGAAAGCCAGCTTGCTACTGCGGAACAGTTCCAAGCTTACGCCACCCAACAGATTCTAGGGTTCTTCCAGCAGACCAAGGGTGGTGTTTCCAATAAGGAAAATGAACTCTTTGCCCTGATGGGTCCCGGCTTTGACCGTACCCCAGAAGGCAACAAACTGCTGCTCGGCGTCATCCTTGAGCGGCAGAAACTGGATGCGGCGCTTGGCGACAACGCCCGTCGCGGTAATGAGGAGGGCTGGAGTCAGGCTAAGATTGCGGCTGAACGTCGTAAGCTCATTGAGGCTTATGATGCCAAACTCCCGGACCCCGCTTCCATTTCTGGAGGACTCAGCAAAAAGGCTAAGAGCTATCTCGATTAAAAATGGCTAACACCGTTGACAGGTTGCTCCGTGGAATCGAACGAGCGCGGGCTGCTGGCGACGAGGAGTCAGCCAGAGAGATCGAGACTGAGCTTAATCGAATTCAGGCACAGGCGGCCCCTGCTCCTCAGACTGCCGCACAACCTTCGGCTGGCCTTTCCACTCAGCCAATAGACCTCACGCAAATTGCCCGTGAGGCAGCGGCTGCGGGACAGCCGATTGCTATGCCCTATGGGGTGCCGGGAAGCCCCATTACGCCTGCCGGTGCTCAGGAGTTCCTTTCTGCGGCTAGCCGTCAGATTCCGCCTGCCCTGACGGCAATGCGGATGGGGATGAGTTCTACGCCTCCGGGATTTATGGCTAATTTCGCCGCCACCGGCCTAACCGCCGGCTTGGCTGAATTGGCTGCCCGTTTTGGAGAAGGCAAGGATGTCACCTCCCTGGAAGCTCTGGGTAAGGCTGGGCGTGCGGCGATTGAATACGGCGCTCCTGGCCCCATTCTGGGAGGGATGGCTCGGTTTGGCGGCCAGAACGTATTCCAGATGGGTGGGCGGGCCTTTGCTGGAGCCGAGGGCGGTTTGAGCAAAATGGCTCAAGCTACTGCTCTTACTGGAACCTCCATCCTCAGCGGACGTGAGGCGGAGGCCCTCATTAGCGGCAAGCCCGCTACTCAGATTACGCGAGAAAATGCGTTCAAAGAGGTGATCTTCCCGTCGTTGATATCGGGAGGTCTGTCTGGAATGGCTCAGATGTTTGGTCGTGGCGGGGATATGGTTCGGGAGATTGGTGCGCGGCGAGCCTTCTTGGAGTCGCTTGGAGTTAAGAATCCAACTCTTGGAGCATTGATGCCGCAACGGTTTGGTCAGATTGAATTGGCTGGTTCGGGACCCGGCATTTCCGGCATCACGGAACAGCGTCTGGCGATGGGACAGCAGGCTTCGGATGTTGCCCAGAACCGCTTCTTCAGGAGCAACTATGCTAGCAATGAGACGGTTGCTTCTCGGATTAATCCTGAGATTGAGCGCATTCGTCTGGCGGATGAGAACTACGCCCGCGCCAACACGGCATATGAGCAGGCTAATGCCACGTACAAGGCTGCTCAGGAAGCCGCTAACCTGACTCCTGCTGAGAAGGCTCTTGCCCTTCAGGACGCTCAGGAACAGGTGTATCGCGCCATTCAAGTTAAGGCTAATTCCCTGTTGGATGCTTCGATCGGGATTCCAAGCGAAAAGAGCGGAAAGGCGGGTGAGGTCACCAAGGTCATTGGCGATTTGTTCGCTTTACGGAGCAACGTAGCCAAAGACAAGTATGCCCCACTTCGCGCAGTTGGTGCGGAGTTTGCCCTGGAGGACATTGAAGGTGCGGCAAAGCGTGCGATGGGTGATTACGCCAGTACCGAGGAGGGCAAGTTACTACTGTCCGGGATCAGGAACTATCGAGGCGATGGCGTTACTGTCCTGCCGCAGCGTCCCAACCCCGCTGCTCAGATGGACCCGACTGCGCCTCTATTCCTTGAGCCGGAAGTCCGGTACGACCTAGAGGGGGTTCGCCAGATGCGCGAATCCTTGGCCGAGATCATCGACGGCGTACAGGATGGTGGTGCCGTGAAGAGGATGGAGAGGGAGGCTGCTAAGGCTTACAAGGCGGTCAACGAATCCGTCCGGGCTCGTCTTGAGGCTACTGGTGGCCCTCAATTGGTTCAGCAATGGGATGCTGCGCGGGACTACTGGTCCTCGTCGTATCGGGCAATGGAAACGGATGATGTGGCCCTCCGCTTGCTGATGCGAGGAAAGGTTACTGCGCCTCAGATTGACTCATTGGCCGGTCGCCTAATCGCTGGTGATGGCGGAACGGTAAATGCGGTGAATGGATTTGTGGATGCGGTTTCTCAGTCCGATCCTGAGCAGCGGAAACTTGCGTTGTCGGCCATTGGTTCCGCCGTTTCCAATTCACTACTGAACAAGCACTTCGGTGCTGGAACAGTGAACTGGAATGGCGTTTTTGACGACGTCCTCAAGTTCTCCGGCGTTCAGGGGATGCAGTCTATCCTCCCCGTTGAGAAGTTTGGCTTAGGCACTCGTTCCCAAATTGCCCAGAGTCGGGCCGTGATACGCGACTTCTCCAAGCGAGGGCTTACTGACGAGGCTATTGGAGAGGCTATGGCTAGCCCGCTATTTACGCAGGCTGTTGAGGCCGGTTCTTCTACTGCCAAGCCACTTACACAGGCTATGGCCCAAGCCGAGTACAAGCAGCGCGTGCTTCTGGCTGAAGCCTATTTTGCGGCTGGAATGAAGGACAAGGCCAATCGCGAGTTTGACAAAGCGCAACAGGCTCTTGGTAAAGCCAACCTAGAAAAGGCCCAATCCGCAATCAAATTGGCCGAGGTTCGCAGCGATCCAGCTTATCTGGTACTAACGGGACAAGCAAAGCTTAGTAATGTGCCGGAAGCGACGGCTGGTCGTATTGGAGACTTGCTTCTGAAAGCCGAGACTGGGGTTGGTCGTTCGTATCTGGCTAATCTCGCCAAGACCGACCCGGCCACTTACGACGCCGTTGCTACCAATACCCTTGCCAACTTCCTTGAGCGCCATTTGAAGACGACTGGCGAGGTCAACTTCAACTCCCTGCGCCAGCAGTTTAGCCGGCAGAACACAGAGTTCCGCAAGTTGGCCGATATCTTCCCGTCCCAGACGATGGATCGACTGGCGGCAATGCCGGATATGGTCCGCATTATGGACGACACCTTGAGTGCCCGTCCTGTGTCCGATAGCAGTCTGCGGCGGTTTGCCCAGATTTTCGGTCTAGGCGTCGGTACTGCACGCGCAATCCAAAGCGGTAGCGTACCTACTCAGGCCCTTGCCGTTCAAGGTGCGGTGAAGACCGCTGGTGCCCTGTTGGCTAACAGCACATACCACATTGTTGCAAGCCAGTTGCTCAATCCTAGCCGTTCGCTCATCACTCCTGGAGCCAGCTTTGCTGAGGCCATAGCCCGTATGCCCACGCAGCAGGCCCTCATACTGATGAACAACGAGCGTCTGGCTTCCGAGATGGCCCGCGCTGACGAGGAAGCTAAGCGTCCTCGGCGATAACCGGCCAGATGGACTGCCACTCCGGTTCCAAAAAGAACCGGGTGCCATCACTCTCTCCCCCGTAAATCTCACCCTCCAGGCACGGCTGGCCGCTTGGGTGTACGGTGGTGCGGAGAACGTGGAATCTGTGTCCCTTAATCGGCAGACACCAGAGGGTGCCGTCCGCTAAGGTTATGAGGACAGCATCTACAACGGGTTTAAACCGCCAAAGCTTGGGTTCCTCGATGGTCACGAAGTGCCGCGAATCGAGATTCTCAGGCGGTCATTGCCGTTTATCGCCACCCGCCTCGGAGTCACCTCAAACTCAATCCAGCCAAGGGCATTCGGAGACCGACAGGCATCCACGTTGTAGCTGCTCTTGCCGTCCTCATAAACCTTGAGGAAGGATCCTGTGCGGCCCTGCCAGCTAGGTTGTTCATCGATGTCGAAGAAGGGGAACTCGCGGGTGTCTCGGGGCACCAAGACTACGTTCCCCCCATTGCAGCCCTTGCCGTGGCTGTGGCCCATCAGGTTGATGTGTGCCCGTGGGAACATATGTCCCATCTTTTGGATTGGGTTGTACTGACTGCCGGCCAATGCCCCGCCTCCTAGGCCGTGATGGGCTTGTATCCAAAGCGATACGTGCTGACATCCCGTGCCTCCGCGTCCGCGTGGGTTCTTTCTGCCATCAAGCAGCAGTCTTACTAGGATGAACGAGTGAACTCCTAGGTGCCGCGTGCCAAGAGCCGCCGCAAGAAGATGGTCAGTATTCTGGCCGTCATTGTAATCAAAATAGTGATTACCGCCAAGCAAACCAATGCACCTACCGCGCATAAAGCTAAGCTCGTTAGCAAGAGTGCGGACAACACCCTTGTACATATCTCCCATAGAGATCTTCGTGGTGGAATGTAGGTTGGAAGCATTGAGGATGGCCCGTTCTGAGGTGGATACTCCGTCCGTGTAGTCGCCCATCCCTAGGAAATAGGCATTCTTCTGGGTTTTGGCGTAGGCCAGAAACTCCTGCCAAGTGGAGTGGGCGTGCATCTCGGAGTCGCGGTGAACGTCTCCGAAGGGGATAATCTTGATGGGCTCCCCCAGCTTGCAAGGGATGTCCACCGAGTGGTTAACGTGCTTGCCGTCAGTTTTCATAGATGTAGAGCGGGGACGACGGTCAAATGGCGACCAGCCTTTTCAGTTCCGCATTGGTCCTGCCCGCTTAGAATCCATTGGTCGGCCATAGCCTGAGCGATGCCGGCATAGGTTCGACTGCGTTCCTTCCATCTATCCGGCCCGGGCGGCATACGATGCACCCTAGCCTCTCTGCCTTCCACAATGAGCGTAGGCTTCAACAGGGGAAGGTTCTTCAGCCACAGACAGGTGGCCTTCGTCTCGCCGTGCCCAAACTGCCAGGGCTGGATAATCTGGTCGGGCTTGCGGATGCGGGAACTGATGATGCTCACCGGGTTCTCCAAGGCGATCTTGGCGATAGGCGCCTCAAGCAGGAGCTTAACAAACTCTAGGGCTTCGGCCTGTTCCTTCTGTTTGAACTTGAACCACCGAGAACCACTCACCGCTAGGTGGGTGCAGGGAGGATGGGCAATCATCAGGTCCCACGGTTTGTCCAAAAGCTCCCGCACGTCCCCTTGGTGATGTTGGCCGGGTTTCTCCGACGGAAGTAGGTCACAACTCCAAGCGTCGGCTCCCTTGGCGGCAAAGGCATCCCTCACCGCACCGGAATATTCACAAGCTACTAGGACTCTCATTTTCTGTTTTGTTTTCTCACTTCTCGCTCTTTGCCGGTTTTGACGGCGTGGCAGGCTTGGCAAAGTATTTGATAGCCGGACTGTTCGACGAAGAGTCTGGCGATGAACTCATCCCAAGTGACAAAGCCGCGAACGGGGTCCACGACAGGCACGATGTGGTCAACCTTGGCTTCCTTATTTGGGACAATGGAGGAGCAGGCGGCACATTTGTAGGAGTTGCGGGCAACTCTTGCTGCCTTCTTTGCTCCGTATTTCGGAGCCCAGCGAGAGGAGGCGCGGCGAAGTGCCGAGACGATGAATGACCTAAAGCGGGCATCTGTCCACGCTCCGTTACACCTCATCCGATGGTTCTCCGAATGACCTCATTGCCCAGCCATAATACACAGGCGTGAACGTGCTTGCAGCGGTCTCTTTCGGGGTGGGGGTATTCATTGGGGGGTAGGCCGCGCCTTAGTTTGGGGTGGCACCGCGTTTCCCAGTCCCGGCAGGTGCATTGACCCCTCCCTTTATGCAGGGAGAGGTCAACGACGTAGAACTCCTCCTCCTTGCTGTCGGAGACAACGTGGAAGAGAAGTTGTCCACGGTGCTCAATTCGCGGTTGAGGCTTCAAACTGCGACAGCGTTTCCGGCGGGAAGAAGTAGCTCCTGCCCACCCGGATGGCCGGCAGTCGTCCGTCCCGCACCATCCGACGAATCGACTGGACGTGATAGCCGTAGCGGGCGGTTAGGTCCTCCGTAGTCAGGTAAGAGCGGGGTTTGGAGACGGGTGCAGGCTTAGGCTTGGCACGCTCCAGTTTGGGCGGAGATGAGGGCTCCTGGGCCTTGGCCCCGGTGGTATTCTGCTGCTCGTACTTCTCGATGGCTTCGCGGGGAATGCGAATCCGGTTGCCCAGCCGAAGCTGAGGCAGCGTGTCCTTGTTAACCTTGAGGAATCGGCGGATGCTGGCGGAGTGCCATTGCCAGCGGACGGCCAGTTGCTCAGGCGTGATGAACGGTGTCTTTTTGTCTGTGGTTTTCATTGTGGGTTAGTTCTTGGCCGAAGCCTCGCCTTGGAGGCGATCCTTACGGGCCAAAATTAGTTTGTGGTACCTCTCGATGGCCTTAAATTGGTCCACCGGGTCTTCAGAGCCCCCGATGTCGTTGACCATATCCTCCATCAATTTTTCTTCGAGAACCTCGAGTTTGCGGGTCGGCGTAGTAGCCATTGGTGTGTTTCCGCCCATTGCGGATTTGCGTGGATTGTGTCGTGGCACACTCGGCATACGGCCAAGAAGATGGTGGTGTCACACAGCTTCCCGCCTCTGCCTAATGGCAATTTGTGGTGGATGTCCTGGCTGTCTCGTTTCTGACAGACCTGACAGGTTGGGTTGGATGCAAGGTAGTCGGCCCTGAGAACCCGATAGATTCTCAGAGCCTCCTGCCTGCGTTTACTTACCTTTCTTAGCGGCGACCGCTTCACAGAAGTTAACCATTCGGTCGTAGAGCTTCCAAAGGCGTTTGGAGACTCGCGGACTGGATTGCTTCAGGTTGGCGGCGCGTAGGGCCAAGCAGTAGGACAAGTCTGCCAGGTCCCGGTTGTTAAGCCTTAACGCGGGGGTCGTATTTGTTCGCATAACGCCAGATGTTGCAGGCACTCAGGAACATATCGAAGGCATCGCGCATCTCCTGCGCGGTGTATTCGACTACCTCCACCCGGTTGGGCTCGGTGGTGCTGATGTACACATTGGCCCCGAATCCGTTGTCGGTGATGACTCCTCCATTGCACCAGTAGGCCACGTGGTAGGCGGCGATCTGGGGCAAGTGGTTGAACCTGTAGCTGAGCGGCTTGCCGGGCGTGGTGCGGATGGTCTTAAAGTCCACAATGCCGCACATCGATCCTTTGGTTACGGCACAGTCGGTGGTGCCGGCATACCCGTGTTGCGGGCAGACGACGCTAACTTCCGACTTGTCCACGGTGTAGCCGGCCTTCTGGAAGCCGAGCAGCCCAGCCCACGCCAGGTCAAAGGCGTGGCCTTGATAGGGCATAGGCTCCCCACGAGTGTAGGCTTCGATGTTGGCGTGCGTGTCGGTGCCGAGGTCGGCAGCGTCAGCCACCTCCTCAAACGCCTTCTCCAGCGCCGTGCCGGTGTATTCCTCCAGCGTTTCCTCCGGGCCTGGAGGCGCTTTGAAGCACCACTCGACGATGCGGCTGTTCTTCCAGCGATTGAGCGCCGGATTGTCCACGACCCCCATAATGGTGGTGATGGACGGGAACAGCCCCTGGGCGCGGGCATCTGTGATGTTGGTGGGCCGAGTGGCGTTCTTAGCGCCCTTCTTGGTCGGCTGGGTATGGCACGCCTTGCCCTCGGCGTTGTACCAATGGCTCACAGCACATCCTCCCCGCCGCTGGTGGGCTTACGAGCGGCACCGACATTCTTGCCGTTGCCGAGAATCGGACCCTTGAGCCCGGCGGCACGCTGCTCCTTGGTCAGACCCTGAACGGCCTTGTAGTCGTTGCCATACTGGTCGTTCTCGGTGGGGAAGAGGACGATGTTCAGGTACTTGCCCTGCTTGCCCTCGTAGAGGTACTCCTTGTTGATCTTGCTGACGTTAATCGTGATGCTAATCATATGTTTCTGTGGTTTGGTTTAGGTTTACTGACGGAAGTTAGAACGGGTCGTCGTTGGCAGGCTTAGGAGCTTCAGCCTTGACGGGAGCCTTGGCAGGAGCGGGAGCGGGTTTGGCCGCCATCGCAGCCACCCCGTCATCGTCTTGATTGGTGATACAGGTTATGGCGCTCAAGCAGTAGCGACGAAGGTAAGTCGTAGCCGATCCCACCCCTTGTGGGTCGTTCTTCGGCAGCGGCGTTGAAGCCGTGTCCTGGATGAACTGGCCGGACGTGTGCAGAAGGCGGGTAGTCAAATGCAACCCGTCCAAACCGTGCGAGAGCGTCTGGAGGATCACGATGCCGTTCTTGTTGAGCGGCTCCTTCACCGCGTCGATAACCGCGCCGAGATCAGCGTAGTTGTTTTTGAAATGCGGGTTCTTCGCGTTCTTGGTCGCGTTCCCGATTTCCTTCTGAGCGGCCAGCAGCGCCGGCGCGATCAGATCAATCTTTTCGGATGTCATCATTGGAAGTTCCTTTCTTCTGTTTCTCTGCCGCAATTAGTGGGGTATTTGTACCGACTTTGGAAGCCTTTTCTTTGCGGAAAATCCTATCCCAATTATCCCGAAAGGTTTGCGTAAAACAATTTCTGGGCGAATCGCCCTTGCCGTTGCTCATCTGGTGCGGAGTTGGTTGAACTTTGTGGTGGGTCGGTGAAAGGCCATCTTGACTGAGGCGCAGCCGTTGTCGCGGCCTTTGGCCTGTACCAGCTCCACCTCCAGGGTGGTGAGGTTCTGGTCGTTCACGGTCTGCGGCGTGCCCTCGCTGTTCTCTGCGGGCAGGTGGATGAAGAGCACCCGGTCGGCGTCCTGTTCAATGTTCCCCGACTCCCGGAGGTCTGAGAGGCGTGGAACGCGGGACTCCTTTTCGACTTCCCGGCTCACCTGAGCTAAGAGGACGACGGGGATTCCAAGGCTCACAGCCAGGTCTTTGAAGGCGAGCGTCACCTGCCCAATGGCGATGTCTCTCGTCTCTCCCTTGCCGTGCGGCGGCACGTAGAGCTGGAGGTAGTCGATGACGATGGCCTTGACGGCCATAAACGCCTTGCAAGCCTCGATGCGGGCCGCGATTTGCTGCGGGTTCTTGTCCGAGTCGAAGATATGCAGGGTCTTGCTCAGGTTGGTCTCGATCTCCGTTAGGGCCGACTTGAACTTGTTCACGTCCCCGGGCATCGCGTGGGCGGAAGACACGCTCTTCACCGACACACCCGACATCATCGCAGCTAAGCCGAGGCACACTTTTTTGACCGGCATCTCTCGGCTGAACAGGAGCACGTTGCCATACTTGGTGGCCCAATGGCGGCAGATGTCGCGGGCCATCGAGCTTTTGCCCACACCGGGACGGGCGGCGAGGATGATTAGCTCCCCTCCTGTAGCTGGCCCCAGTTCCCGGGTCATATCCCCCCACGGCCAGGTCATTCCCGGCTGTTCCACCTCTCCGCTCAGGAGCTTGGCAAGGTCGGCCATAACCAAGCCCGCCGCGTCCTTTAGGCTTACCTGTGTCGCGGTCTGATTGCGCAGAGCCAAGAGCTTTGAGATTTTGGCGACAAACTCATCGACCTGTGGCTTCCCAGCTAAGGCCAATTCCTGCGTTTCTGCCGCGACTACGGCTATCTCCCTTGCCTGATAAAGCTCCTTTATCCGATCTAACGAATAAACGAAGCTGATGGAGGTCTGGGCGGCACCGGTGATGTCCGCGAAGTTGGCTAGTCCGCCCACCTTTTTCAGGTCGGGATCGGTGCGGCGCAGCTCTTCGCAGATGACGTGAGCGTCTAGTCCCTTACCCCGGACGTGGCACTCGTTCATCTGCTTCCAGACGGCGCGGCAGAAGGGGTTGTAGAACCATTGCTCGCTCACCTTGTAGTCCAAGGCTTTGAGGAGAGCTGAGGAGCCCTCCTGGATGATGCTGGAGATGACTATCCTCTCAGCTTGTTCGTTGTGCGGTAGTTTCATCGACTCGTCTCCTTTTCAGTATGTGTGTCCATTCTTCGTTGGTTAGGTAGTATTTCTTGTACCCAAGGTTCGTGATGCGGGTGCGGATGGCCGAGGAGTTGAGCCGGGTGAATTCCGACAGCAATTCCTTCAGGTTGGCCCCGCGCCTCATCGCGTTCTCGAACTGGATGCGTTCGCTTAACATTCGAGGCGGCTGATGATGCAAGCGAGGTAGGTGCGGCGGATGTGGTCGGCGAGGGCTTCAGGGGTCTTCCACTCCTCACCTTCCCGGCCATACTTGATGCCGCTCCGCAGGAAGGCGTCGAGGTCCCAAATGATCCCCGACATCTCCGAGGAGAGGTTGACGAGCTTGTAAGCGAAGTTCTCGTCAGGCAAATCGAATTCAAGCGTGGCTTTCATAGAGGGCGCGGGCGATGTTGGGGAATTGCTCGGTGAAGATGGTCTTGATGGCTAGGGCGATGTCCCGGTGCTCCTTCTGCGTCCCCTCGGAGGTCCGCTGTTCAAGGTAGTGAATCCAGGATCGGACATTGCCTGTCATATACAGCCGGGTGGTTGTGCAGAGCGGCAACACCATCCTCGCGGTTTCCTTGCTCGCACCCTCGTTGATGAGCGTCTCGTAGGCTTGATAGGAGGTCTCAATGACGTTCCGTACAATCTCCGACATACGGTGGTCTTCGATGGGCGGGCCTGAAGCCTGGCGGTTCTTAGGATGCTGCTGACGCAGCTCCACAGCCTCAAACCCCTGCGCGAGAGCATAGCGTTGGCTAAACTCCTGGAAGGTGAAGGAGCGGTGACGCAGAATCTGCGCGGCTATGGCTCTGGAGGTTTCAATCTCCACCGTCATCGAGGCTGTCTCAAAAATGGACCAGTGTCCGTGCTTGATGCAGTAGTTGATCAGCTTAGGAGCCGTCTCCTTATTGAGCTGGTTGGCCGGGTTAGAGACTCTGGCGGCATAGACGATGAGGTCTTCCGCCGTCCAGATGCCGTGGTCTTCCTGGAGGTCTTCAGCCGGCGTGGTGAGGGCGATGAGGCGGACGTTCACGGCTGCGCCTCCTTTGTCCTATCCCTGACCATTTCGTAAACGGCGTAGATTTCGGCCCAGCTTGCACGCTCAGGTAGTTCCTTTTTCACGGCTTCTCTTAGTTTTCGTTGTTCATCTGTCATAATGATCGACCCGATGTAGTGGTTGATCTCGGACTTCAGGGCTGTTTGCCCCATCTGTAGGTAGTCCTCCCGTAGCGCGGCGTTCTCGACAGTCAGCCGGTCGTTGGCTTGTCCCACTCGTTCAGCGTGAGCCCGTAGCTCGGCGTTCTCCGTGCGGAGTTTGTCCAACTCCTCTCCGGCCACCCTGCGGAACGCGGAAAAGTCGTCTTCTGTGCTCACGGCTGCGCCTCCTTCCATTCCTTGATGGCGGCGCTCCATTCCTCACGACTAGCCTTCGACCCTAGCCGGCGTTGGATTGCCTCGTAAGCCGTGAGTTGCTCGCTGGTCATCAGGTTGACCAGCCGGAAGTGATCCTCGTAAACCTTGTCTAAGCGGCTCACGAGGTGGTTAATTTTATCCCGGAGGATAGCCTCCACCTCTTCGCGGGTCTTGGCGTCTATGATCTTGTAGGCCAACTCCTTCGCTACTTGCTCCCTCAGAGACAGGATTGTCGTTACGTTTGCAAATGCCATTGTTATTCGGGTTTGATTCCTGTCTGCATCCACTCCGCGCACAGCAAGTAGCCGTGGGCATCGATTAGATTGTCGGGCTTAGGCTTGTGGGCCTCTCTGCGGAGCTTTAAGGCCGTCATCATTAAGGCCACGTCCTTACCCGTTAAAGGCTGGGTAAGGCGGGTGTTGAGAAGCCCCGACCACATAAGGGCGATGCCGCCCAGGTCGTCGCCAGGGTGGCCATAACTTTCGTGCCGGTCTCCCGTGATGATTTTAACCGCCTCGTCTGCGTAGTTCATTATTCGTCGTAGTCAGGACCGTTATCAGATTGGTAAACCACCCCCGCCACGAAGCCGATGAGGCCGGCAAGGAGGATGCCTATGATGGCTAGGGTAATCATTTGGCTTTTTGGCTGATTTTGTAGCGGCGGCGGATGTCCAAAGCATCCCGGCGGATGCGTTTCCTGTAGTCGCTTTTAATGCCATTGGCCGGCACAAACACCCCGCCCCGGATCAAGCGGTCGGCTGACCGATAGCCACAGATGCGTCCCATCAGCCAGGAAGCCATTGGATCGGTGAAGATGAAGCTCTTGAGGCTCATTGGGCGGCCTCCTTCTGGTTAATCCAGTTGAGATGATAGGTGAGCACCTCAATCTTCGCATTCTGCTCATAGAGCAGGGCAATGGCGGCTTTGATGAGGTCTTCCTGTTCCCGGCAGCTGATTTCCAGCTTGGTTTGGAGCCCGTAGGCTATGTCTTTGATGTCCATTTTCTTCGTGGTTTGTGTCTTTGTTGGGGCCGGCTTGTTGCCGGCTGAGATAGTTGGATCAGAATTTCTGTGCTTCGCCAAGTTCATTTCCTG